ATGACGGACCGCACTGGCCTGCTCTTCGTAGACAACCCCAACACCCGCAGCACGCAGCGCGGCCAACTGCATCACCGTTTCCTGCTCGCGCGTGCTGACGCGGGCGTACCCGACCAGTCTCCCCATCAATCCCTCCAGATCAACCCTTGTCTCTTCCAGTCCCGGTTAGTCGCCGCATAGCGGAGCATCGACCGCACTACATCGGCCTTGGTGCAGCCGAAATACAAGGCTAGCTCCGCGATGGTTGCGCCCATATGCAAAGTTACGGACACATCCAGGCGCTCATGACGTTCTCTATGGGCAGCAACTCTGCTAGCACTGTTTCCGGTAACGATCTGCCGCTGGTCAGTGGACGATGCCATGGCTACCCCCAGGACTCACAGGCTCAGTAACGAGCCAATAGCGGTCCCCGCGCCAATCGTCGCGAGTGAGGCGATGCGACACCACCACGTCGCCATCCTCAAGCCGAAATGCAAGTTCGACCATTTGTTCAAACGTGGCACCCCAGATGCGCGCTTTTTCCGCCTTTGGCAGGTCCTGCACCCCATCCGCCTTGTTACTGCGGCTGTACCGGTTGGACTCGGCCGGCGCGTCCCGGTAGTCCTTCATGATGTACTTCGACACGTACGCAGCGATCTTCGCGATGCTGCGCGGCTTCGTGTAGCGATTGCCAGATCGGTTGCGACCGCCAACGAACACTAGCCCGTTGTCTTTACCGACGATGGCCCGCCAGATCTCAGTACCGAGCCGCCAAGCGGGAATCTTGGCGCCCTTGTGCTGCACGTGCTTGGGCAGCTTGTGGCAGGCCACGTGGACATGCATCGCGCCGCGCTCCTGGCGCTCGAAACTGGCGCAGTAAACAAACTGGCCGCCAAGGGCACGCTTCATGCGCCGGACCCACTCTTTGAAATGCAGCTTGCAAAGAGCACGGTCCTCTTGGTTCTCGCGGTAGGTGATCGTGAGCAACTCATTCAGGCCGTTCGCCTTGATGAACCAGCGGCATGCTGCCTTTGCACGCTGGGCGTTTGACTCCTGCCGTTTCTCGCGCGCCTCCTGCAGTTCGGCCTCCCGTTCAGCGATTCGCTGGGCCAGTTCGGCACCCTCAAACTGAGACAGGTAGTCATCCCACGTTGATGGCGGCAGTTCATCCGACTCTTCCCACAGGACCACGTTACGGAAACTAGTTTCGCGGTGGCCGTTCACGGTTTTGGTGTAGCAGTCCCAAGCATCCGGCACCATGGTGCCCTTCATGACTACACGCCCTCCACCGGGCAGATTTACAATGCGCTCCACAGCATCACCCCCTATACGTTGCTGTCTCGCCCCCGATGGATGGCAGTCCATGCGGGGGCACTTTTTTGGTCACAGAAAAGCCTCGATGCGGCCACCAGACTTGTGCCGCCACTCCCACCGCCAGAGCTGATCCAACCAGCACCAGTCCCCATCGGGCCACTGCCAAATCAACGGCACGCCCAAACCGACCACCGCCAGCCGTGCCATGCACGACAACCGGTAATCCGGGCGATACACGTAAATTTCCTGCATGTGTTCCAAAGTGAGTTATGAATAAATTAGGCGGCGCTGCGCGCCGCCCCCGCCCCCGCTTGCGCAGGGGCAGGAGCAGCACTCGCGCCGGCCTGGCTGGCGACATGGTGAGCGGCCTGGTCGCAGCGCTGACGGTCCATGTACGCATCGATATGGCGATTGACGACGCGAGCCCAGCGGACGCGCTCATGCGCAGGCAACTGTCTGCACAGATCCAGCGCACGACGAAACGCAACAGGGACAGGATGAACTGGCGGAGGCAAAGGCCGCGGTACGCGCATACCGCGAGGACGACGCCACGCAGCCAGGAAGGCACGCCAACCGGATAGCGGAGGATCAGGAAGGTAGCGACCCTCCACATGCCACGGGCTCAGGACCGTGTGCGTGCCGTGAGGATAGTCAGCGCGAAACACCTGCTGTGTGTCGTAGCAGGCCTCCAGGTCCTTACCCACAAACGTCGCGCGATCGCAGACCAACTCCTGCGGGTTGCAGCCCAGGCGCGCAGTGGCAGCATGGAAACGGGGCATGTACGCCGCGCGCTCACCGAACAGGGAGCCGAGAATGCCGCCGACCAAAGGCCACCGGATCTTGTCGAAGCGGACGTGCCGGACAGTCTGCTCAATGAAGGACTCACGTAGCTGCTTATCGACCTGGACGACGTTCTGCATGATGTAGTAACAGTCCCAGCCGTGCTTACGGGCGTGAGCCAAATAGTCCAACGTCGCAGCGCGATCCTTGTCGCCAAAGGTCCGCGTGTTGAGCCACGTACCCATCTCATCGAGGGCCATCATGCCGGCCGTGTCCTCATCTTTGCTACCGTGGTTGCCGTGGCCGCACGCCTCCAGATCAAAAGCCGTGGGCTTGTCCGGGACACGGATGTAGGTATGGCGGGACCGTGGGCCGAACATGGCCTTGAGGTCGATGTCCAAATTCGTGGCCACCATGCGGCCGCGCTTCAGATAGCGGTCCCGGGCAAGGCGCACAGTGTTCTTGCTCTTGCCGGTCCCCTTCTTGCCGGTCATTGCATAGTCAGTCATGCGCGAACCTCAAGTGAACTTGATAGTGCCAATCTGCTGCAGTCGGTACACGTTGCAGCCGACCCAGACGGAACCGATGCAGGAGAGGACGCCGCCGGCATTACTGGGGATCAACATGCCCAGGCCCATGAAGAAGTAGTACATCCAGCCGGCCGACGTAGTACTACCGGAGCCGCCAGCGAACGAGCTGATGTACGTGAGAAGGCCACCGACGCAGACATAGGTAGTTGCGATGAACGTTGCGGTGATCGCCAAGTAGGTAACGTAGCTGGCGAGTTTGAGCGCCGAGTAGGCACCGAGGAACCGCCCGAACAACGACGCGAGCGCGGCGCCGATGTTAGCGACGAGAGCAGCAAACACAGGCATATCAAGCACTCCCCCGGATAGTCCGACCGATCATTTGGACGCAGATGGCGAGCCCGACGATGGCCCAGACATACGCCATGAAGTAGCGGATGCCCTCCACGACTGCGCAGGGATCAATGGCGAGCGAGACGCCGAGCACAGAGGGCAAAGCAAAGGGCTGACAGGCAGCAACCGCAGGAGCGAACCACATCGATTTCCAGCCTTCGAAGTAGCTCTTGTCTTCCGTCCCAGCGACCTTCGCGCGGATAGCGTCCATGTCGATCTTGTATTGATCGACCGCCTTGTCGTACTCATTCGGGGACACCTTGGGCGTGCCCGTTTCGTCAATCGCGCACTTGGGCTGCCCAGGGGCACCGCACGCGGCTTGCTCTTTGCCGTCTCCAGGCTTGTTCGTGGTCCCGTCCGGCTTGTCGCCGGGCTTGTTACCGGAGCCACCGAAGGCAGCACCTGCAGGACCACCAGCATTGCCGCCGCTACCCTGGCTCGGCGTGCGCCCAACTCCCCCAGTGCCAGAGCCCTCGCCGCTACTGGGCTTCGTGCCAGCTGACGGATTGCCCTTGTCGTCAGCCTCTTTGCCGGGAGGCCCTGCTGGCTGCACGCCCGTGTCACCCGGAGCAACAGCGCAGTAGGGCTTACCGTCCAACTCGCCCAGTTGACCAGGACAAGGCTTGTCAGGCGTTTGAGGACTGACAGCCGTAGTAGTGGCATCGGCAACGCATTGCTGATCAGTCTGAATCACCGATACGTCGCTGGACAACCGGTACAAGCCCTGCGCGCTAGGGACCTGTGATCGATACGCTTGCTCATTGCCGAGGACCGCGTACTTACAACCTTCGTTGCAGATCGAGGTAGGGATGTCAGCAGTAGCGCCCAACTGGTCCTGCTTATTCGGCAACGGCCCACGAGCCCATCCCCGCGTGTAGTTGAGCGTGGACATTTGACCAGCGTTGGCCGCGCAGGTGTTATTGCACGCCGGGTCGGTAGACCCGGTGGGACAGCGGCACTCTTTACCGATGTTGACGTACTCAGTCCACGAACCGCCCGAAGAACTCACGCGGAATACACAGCGCGCGGAGGAAGGCCCCTCCTCCACATTCTGGAGGTTGTAGCCGTTGCCGGGATTGCCTGGCTGGACATCACTGACGTAAGCAGCGCAAGCCTCAGCGCCGGACTTATAGCTGCCAGTCTTATATGCATAGATGCAACCGGACTCAGCGAGCGCAGACGCACAGACAGCGAGCAGCGCAGAGGTAGCAATGGCCTTCCCACTGCGCCCGCGCAGCAGGAGGCCGAGCAGGCGCAGTAGGCAGAGCATTGGATTACGCTGCGCCGCGGCCGCGCTTGATCCACTTGATGCCGATCATGATGCCGACAGCAGCAGCAGCCATGCCCCACAGCACAGGGCCGTAGCCTGTGTTGCTGGTGGACAGGGTACCCAGGGCCTCCTGGGCGGTGGCGGGATCTGCCGCATGGGCAGCGGCAGCAACGGAGAGCGCGGCGCCGACAACGGCGGCACGGGCGCGGGACACAGAGGGACCGATTTTTTCGAACATGGAAATCTCCAGATAGAGGCGCAGGATTACGCCGGTATGCCGCCGATTTAGCAGCGACATAGCGCCGTGATCTAAGCCGTGATCTAAGCCGCGTAGAAGGCGTCCCGGATCATTCGGACCTTCCAACCGGCCGCATAGCCAATAGCCCAGGCAAGGAGCAACGCGGTGACGTGCGCAGCCATCACAGGCACTCCGGCCGCTTGGCGCAGCCATCGGGCATACGAGGCATGACGCTGGTGACGCTCAGCGGACTCCAGCCGCCGAACGGGCTTTGCCACTTGGACCAGAGGTAGTAGCAGCCCCACAGGAAGGCCGCGAAGATGAGCCATGCAATGACGCGGTTACGCATAGCGCCCCCTCAGCGTGCGTGGCCGCACAGGTAGCCGATGGCGTAGCAAATCACCACGGCGGCGGACATGACGAAGTCGTATTGGTCGGCAGTCATAGCAACCTCAGCAACGACTGGCGTGGGAGCCCGGAGCACAGAAGCCGACGCCAGGCGGCGGAGCGGACGTTGCGTCATGAGCGCCAGCCCACAACACAGCGACGAGGACAAGAATCAGCATGAGGACCTCCAGCACAATGCGGAACTTTTGGGAGCGAGACCAATGGAAATACTGCTGACACGCTGGGCCATCTTTGAACTCTGCGCGTACGTGATCGGGTTCATCACCTTCTGGATCGCGGCCTACTACGTCACCAGAGCCGCAGTCCGAGACGGCATGCGCGACGCAATGCCGCGGAGGCCGATTGACAGGCCAGCGTGGGCGGATACGCACGACATGCGAGCAGACCGCTAACACCTCAATCGCCCACGGGCACGGTGTCGGCGAACCCACTGGCAGCCGGCTCAGGATCGGGGCGCGATGCTGAGTCCTCCGGAAAGCCATGCTTTCCTCCAGACCCATCACCGCAAGCGCCCAGGACGAGCAGCGGAGCGAGGTACAGGGGCAGCGATGCCGAGTCCTCCGGAAAGCCTTGCTTTCCTCCAGACCCGCCACCGCCAGCGCCCAGAACGCCGGGCGGGAGTGCCTGCGGCACGTTGTCTCCCAAGCGCGAATGCGGGCGGGGGGATGCCGGCGCTGCCGGGCGCGGGCCTGCGCCGTGCTTGCCCCTGCGCCCGGCATCCCCGCCGGAGACGCTGACATCGCTGGCATGGTCAACCCGGCGCGCTGGGCACTCCCCGCCCGGTGCCATGGGGCACGTTGCGCGAGACAGGTCCGCCATGGGGCGCCGCCCCATACCCCGGTCCGGGGCCTCATCCGGCCCCTGCGGGATGCGGTCAATCAGACGCAGGGCGCGCGCCACCTCCGTGACGAGGCCAGCCAGGAGGCCCGCACCGATACCGCCAAGAGCACCGGCCGCGGTGGCGCACCAGATCAAGTCCATGGCCAGATCGGCGTCCATGGTCAGACCTTCGGAGCCGCGGACGCACCGGCAGCAGGGCCAGCCTTGCCACGGGTGTACGGCGTCAGCGCCGTCAGGATGGCGTTGATGCGGCGATCCCGCATGCCGGCCTGGAGGGCGAAGGCGCCCATGTAGATGCCGGGGACAGGGGCGGCATCACCCATTAGAGCCTTGGGCAGTTGCAGCACGCCGACCTGCTCCATTTCCCCGTCATCGTTCAGGAGGACGCATTCGGCGTCCTGCATTTCCCATGCGCGGCCGTCCTTGGAGCCGCTGCGCTTTTCATTGACCTTGAGGACCTGGATGAGAGAAGTGAGAGCCATGGTTTTTCCTTGAAGTGGCTACGGCCAAAAGGGCACGTAAGGGAGACGACGCTCCGGCATGCCTACGGGGCATGCCGCAGGGCTGTCAGGGAAGCATCGCCAGCGCGGCGCACAAGGCCAAGGCCGCGAGACAGGTAAATGGATCAGCGGCGAGGTAGATCACGACGGCACCACGTAGACGCTGGAGCACGGGAGCCAATGCATATGCACCCGAGGCACACCAGAGCCAGAAGTCAAAAACTCAACCAAGCAGCGACCAGTCCGAACGCGCTTGACCGAACCCCGGTAGCCGTACCAACACACGATGAGCCCACGCTTCACCAGCTTGTCATGCATGTCCAGATTGGGAGCCTTGCTCAACCTTGATTTAGCTTGAGGTATGGAGGACATGTCAGACCTCCAGCACCGCGAGACCGAAGCGCCGGGCATAGTTAACAGCCCGGGCGTGGCCCGAAAAAACAACCGCGTCAGGACCGCACGAATCGCCGTCACCAAGGTCAGGACGACGCACCACACGGAACGGCGGACGCTCATATCTCGCGTGCACCAAAGCAGCACGACGGCGCCACAGATGCGCGGGGCACTCCCCACCGCCTACGCTGGACCGAGGCACCGGCCCAGCTTCCAAGCTGGGAAGGGGCGAAGACTCGACGGGGGGAGTGCTAACCTCGACGGCATCACCTGGGAGGGACGATGCCGGAATACCTTGCTCTGCTACTTGGAGCGTCAGTTGGATGGGGAGTGCTGCTACTCCTGTTCGCGCGGTTTGTACCGAAGCCAAAGCGCAAGCAGAAGCGAACGCGGAAAACGAAACCTGAGAAGTGACCATGGGTGCCTCCATGACGATTCGGAGCGTCCCCGCCCTGCTTCTGGCGGTAGGGCGGACTGTGGATCACTGTCTCTGCCCGGACGGGATTGCCCCGAGGTGGTAAACTAAAACCGTTACCGGCAAACGTTACGAATAACGAACCGATATACGAACTTTACCACCATTGCGAATTTCGTAACGAATTTCGCAATTGTATTTTTCTATGGAGTTACCGCACCATGTATGCAGAACTAATCGCCGACATGAGCACGAATGACCGCATGGAGATGGCCGCAAGGGGAGTCCACGCTGCACGCATATCGGAGTGGCGGAACAAAGGCACCCTCCCAACACGCGCCCAAGCACTCGCGCTGGCTGACGTTAAAGGGGTAGACCCAATCAAGCTAGAGACAGAACTGATGCTGCTAGAAGCGCAACGCGAGGCAGAGAAAAAGCCGGCCGTACAACGCATGCTGGACCGAATGCGGAGCCTCAGATTACTTTAA